TATAACTCCTGGCGGCCCAGGCGTGTGCCGTTGTATCGGGCCTGGAGTTCCAACAGGGCGGCAGGGGCAAGGTTGGCTGCGTTATCAAAAGTAGACCCGCGTGTGACCACCACAGAGCCGTCTGTGCGGCCCGCTAAGGCCCGAATGAGGGGCGTTGGCTTGGGAGTGGTTGTAACTATAACCCTGGGGTGTTCTCCCAGGCGTAGGCCAAACTGCAACTGGTCCCAGGAGTCGGAATATCGGTAAGAAGCCAACTCATCGCACCAGGCTCCGTGATGCTGGGGGCCACGGAAGCGCTCAGGTTCATCGGCAGAAAATAATTTAATGCGGGAACCGTTGGTCAGAATAATCTCACCGTTGTTACGGTTCCAAGTCTTGAGCATTCGATAGCGGCGCAGGACTCCTAGAATTCCCGATTGGCCCTCAGCGCAAGTATCACGAGCATCACCGAATGTCGGGGCTACTATCGCCCACCGAGTCATCGGGTGTTGGATCGCTTCCCACGCTAACCACTCCGCCGCTGTTCTCGTCTTGCCCGCTCCGCGACCCGCCATGTAAAGCCAGGTCTTCCAATTCCCCTGTGGTGATAACTGCTCCGCTCTCGCCTGTTCCACTTTCCATTTCCATCGGCTCGCTTGTATCCATTCCTCGGATGAGATTGACGATGCGCTCAATGTCTCCATCAATGTCCCTGGTTCCGTCATAATTCACCACCTCTGCTTGTATCTTTGTTGGAGCCTCAATGCCTAAGTATTTCGCTCTTCTCTCCATTAAGCGAATGATCGTATTGATTGCGCGGTCATCTCCTTTCATAGCCCTGGGCCATAGCGCCACCTGCATACGATCCAAACGGTCCAGTTCTTGCCACACAAACTCTTTGGGAAGTTGTGGAGCGTTGCGAGCCGTGATCCGTTCATGCGCTCGCTGCGCACCCGAGGCTTGCTTATAACCAACCTCTTCGGCAATACGCTGAAAGGTAAAACCCGCCCTGCGTAATTCCAAAACACGGAGTTCTTTCTCCTCCAGGGAATTACCGTCTTCATCAATATCCCCAGGGTTGCTCGGCATAACCATTTTTGCTTTGCCTGGGTCATTTTGCTCGGGTTGCGCCATCTTTTGCTTAGTTTTCAGGCAACAGTTCGGCTGTCTTGCCTGAGAACTTCTCCCATCGGGCAATAATTACATCGCAATACTGAGGGTCAAGTTCGACCATGCGGCATCTACGGTTGGTTTGTTCGCAAGCAATAAGGGTGCTTCCTGATCCCCCAAAGGAGTCCAACACGATGTTTCCAGGCTTGGATGAGTTCACGATAGATTTCTGCACCAGTTCAATTGGCTTCATCGTTGGGTGCAGTTCGGATCGGCTTGGGCGTTCTATCTCCCAAAGGTCCGACTGCTTTCGATCCTCAACAACGGCCAAGCGTGGGGCATCAGCGTTCCAGCCATACCAAATCGGCTCATACTGCGTGTGGTAATCCTTGCGGGATAAAACCAGGCGATCCTTGGCCCAAATAACGGTGCTGCTCCAATGAAAGCCAACCTCACGCAAGTTGCGATCAATGACTGGCCACTCCTGGGCGCTCATAACGAGATAAATCGGTGCGCCTGGTTCGCTGTAATCTTTCAGAGTTGTGCAGAACTGCCCTACGAATTCATCCCATTGGCCTTCGTTCATGTGGTCGTTCATAATCGTGCGGACTTTGTAGCCTTGTTGGTTGCCCTCATCAACCGCGCCATAGTTAACATTCCACGGTGGATCGGTCCAAATCAGGTGGGCTTTCTCATCCCCCATTAAGCGGGTAAAGGTTGCCTCTTCGGTTGAGTCACCGCAATAAAGCAAATGATTACCCAACTTCCACAGTTGTCCCAATTTAGTGCGGTGTTCGACCTCTTCGATCGTTGGCGCATCATCAGGTTCAGGCTCGATCTCAGGCTCGGGCATTTCAAACCCGATGGCTTCAATATCGAAGTCCTCATCCAAAAGTTCCAGGAGTTGCTTGGCCAGTACATTTTCATCCCATTCGGCCAACTCTGCGGTGCGGTTATCGGCCAAGGCATAGGCCCTGGCGGTTGCTTCATCCCAATCAGAAGGAACAACCGCTACATCTATGTGATCCCAGCCCAGGTCCTTGGCAGCCTCAACGGTTCCGTTGCCCGCAAGAATTACACCTTTGTGGTTAATAACGATGGGTTTGCGTTGGCCAAACTTTGTAAGGCTGGCTTTGATTGCATCCAGGTTCTTTTGGGAATGTTTGCGAGCATTTTCAGGGTCGAGTAATAAATCGACAATCAGCCTTCTCGATACTTCCATTGCCCGCCCTCTTACTTTGTTAAGTTTAACCTTGCATCTAGTAAATCATCAATGCTGCTTAGTAACAATTCTTTCTTTTGGTGCGATAGTCGGTTGCCATACCGATCTACAAGCATTTCCCTGATGTTGCGCAAGGCTTCATCAATCTCGGCAACGGTCACTTCTCCATCAATAACAATCATGGCGTTGATACTACTCTTTGATTGTCCTTGAGCGTCTTTCTGCGAGCGCGACCACATCCTGTTCACGATAATAGACATTGCGACCCACTTTCTCTACCCACACCAGTTGCTTTCGATGTTGTAATTGCCTGAGGTTGTTCATTGTAATATTCAATCGAATGGCAACCTGCGGGGCAGAGAGCAACCCTTCTTTTACCATCCTGGTGCTTCCGCTCGGCTAACTGGAGCCTGACCGCGAGAAACAGAAGTGCGCATAACCTTGGGAACGATGCCAATGTCAGCCGCGTTGATTTCCAAAGCAGTTTTATCCACGCCATCTCGCCCCTTAAATGTTGATTGTTTCATCGTTCCTTGTACAAGAACGGTGTCACCCTTCTTTAGCGCATCGATGTAAATTTCACCTTTTTCGCCCCAAGTTGTTACTCGAAACCAAATGGTCTCGCCTTCGACCCATTGTTCACCTTTGCGTTCGCGTGGCGTGTGGGCCAAAGAAAAGGTTACAAGCGCTGTATCGCCGCGCCCTGTTTTTACATATTTCAACTCAGGATCAGACCCAAGGTTGCCTTTAATTGTTACTGGAATGCTCATGATGTTCCTTCCTTTAGGGCTGTAATCTTACCGTCATTTTGTAATAAAACAATGCGACCGTCAGGTAAATGCATCGACGCGTTTTCAGGTTCATCCCACGAAGCAACCATCCATCCTTTATCGGCTGCAAAAGCAGGGCGTAGATGGATCGACTCTGTTCCAAGATTATGGCACTCGTGGTGAACCCACATTAAGTTGCTGACGGAGTCTTTGCCGCCCCTGGATTTTAATTTACGGTGGTGCAGCGCCATAGACTCAGAGGCGGGTCGGCCACATTTTTCGCAGTAGCCGCCCGCTCTCTGAATGACAAGATCAACAATGCTTTGCTTAATCGTCATCCTCATCGTCTTCCCACTCGGTGGGGTCAACGGTGGGATGATCGATGCGCAAAGGGAGGCCAAAAGGAGAGTCCATGCTCATTAGTACCAACCTCCATGTAGATCAGGTCCTGCTTGCTTTTTCCAAAACGCCCAGGCCTTGCAGGGTGTGCCGTAGCGTTTGTAAATATACCGAAGGCCCGCATCAATTTGGATCTGAGGGTCCTTTGGCTTAAAAGGGAAATTGTAATTGCCCCAAGTTGAAGGCATAAACTGAGCAATCCCAAAAGCGCCCGAGGACTTATTGTGGGCATTTGGCCGCCAGTTGCTTTCTTTCATCCAAAGATCGTGCAAGCACGCAAACTCACGCTTAGGGTTGAGCCACTTCGACTCAACTTTCATCGCTGCATAAGCCTTGGGCGACATCAGTTTTATCTTTTGTGCCTGGGTTATATGCGGCGCTTGCGCTTCCGCTGGTGCTGCTGCAACAAGCCCAACCGCCAAAACGGTCGCTAAAAGGGCGTGTTGAAATATCTGAACGGCTTACTCGATCCGCCCCTTTCGACAGGCTTCGCAGAGTTTTTGACCGTAGTGCCACGCACCATACGCGCAGCGATTAATCATTTCATCCATTTTCAGTTCCTCTCGGTTCGGGAATGGAGCGTGTTTATTTTACCTGTAATTGTTTCCCAAGCGGCCCGTCAAAACTTTTGCCGTGGGCTTTCCCGCTTGGTTCAACCAACACAATCTCGCGCTGCCATTTGGCAAAACCAAAATCTACAAAGCGGTCATAAGCGTGAACTGCCTCGATTGCGTTGTCATATTTGCGAGAAAAGGTGACGGAACCATCCTCGACTACCTGGATCATGTAAGTGCCTTCCATTTGTTTTACTCTCTCTCTTCTGTGTAATTAATTGTGTGTCCGCACTTTGCGCACTCCACATCGTTGTCGATATTGCCCCAATCATCAGTTGAAAGCGTTGTCTCCCAAACCGCATCGCAGGTTTTATTGTTGTCCGCACAATCGTTGCATCGTTCAGCGCAGACAATCTCGCGGTCCACATCCTCAGAATAAATTCCCGAACCCATCATGCTGAAGCCTGGGGTCATTTGCCCTCTCCAATCACGCTGTCGATCATCGCGTTGCAAGATCCATAACCGATTGCGTTGCCAAGTTCAGGCCCGACATAACAAATATCTCGGGTCGCGTATCCAAACAACAAGCCAAGAACAGCCGCTGGTATCAACACAAAGGCTACAAACCTTCTGCGGCGATAAACAGGTGCGTTATTGATTTTCATTTGCCTTCCTTCTCTCTTGCCACAACCACCGATTTGACGGTTGTTTTCAACCCATAGATTGCCATGGCATCGGCCACTTGTAGCCACACCGCCTCGCGCATTAAGGCATTTTTGTGAGATTTACTGAGGGGAACCCCTGGCCTATCGATGCCTAATTCGCCGTCATAATCGATCTCGACCTCCACTTTGAATTTATACATCGCCCCTCCAGGTCCTGGTCTCGTAGTTGGTTAAAATTAAATAGCAGTTGAAAGCCCGATCCCAAACGGTCTGAGTTTCACAGTTTTGCGTTGTCAGATAAGCGCGGCAAAGAAGGACCCCCATGTAGTTGTCGACCCAGTAGGCATATTTCCAATGGAGCATTGGGGAAGGTTCAAAGCGATTTATTTGCTCTATCCAATGACCGCCCCAGGGCATCGAGGTGTGGACCAGGTTCTCAAAGTCTTCCTCGATCATGTGAAGTTTTATCTCGCTCATTGATTTATCAATCGGGCGTGTTGATCTGCACAGGGAATGCAGACCCAAGCCAGGGTTTGTTCGCCGTTGTCATATTGATACCAGCGCCCTACCAGGGTTTTGGTTGTGCGCCCGCACATTGGGCAATCGTTCATTTGCAGCCTCCACAATAATTGGTCACACGGATTTCTTTCTTGCCTATTGGATAGTCACGCCCACAGCCGTAACAGGTGACTGTAATGACTTCAGATTTCTTTCTTTTTAACATGCTGTCACTAAGCACATTCCAAGGATGTGTCGGCTTTTGATTTCAGCCACGGCCGCTGCTTTGGTTGGCGCATCCTCGATCACAAAGTTATCGAACCAGTCAGGGACCCAGGTTCCGTTGATCTGCTGACATTCGGATCGGTGGTAAACATCCCAACCATCCTCGTGCCTCCAATAAACAAGGTCGCAGCATCTTTTCATTTATCGGCTCTTTTCTGAAATCAGGCTTTTGGCAAGGAGGCGATATTCGGTCGCCTTCTTTTCTAACTTGATCGACTCTTGCATCGCTGTGTGCGCTCTTAAGGCATCAAAGGATGAGTCGTACTCGTAATAATCGTGATCAGTTCTGTACAGACCGTTTGGCATTTGCCACACTCGTGTTCCATGCATCGCGCAAATAAAACGGCCGATGGTTTGTGTTGTTGTCATTAGTTTGCTGCCCTCTCTGCGATCATCTTGCGTGCTGTTTGTAGATCTCTTGCGTTGCCGATGTATCCGTAAAAATCCCATTCGAGGTGACCGATCTCGGTGCAAAGGCGCTCGCCTTCGTGATCGACTTCTTCAACGGTCCAAACATAAGTTGAACCTGAAACTTTGAAGTTGCGATTGTTAACTATTGCGTAGCGAGTTACATTAAAATCACCATCGGAGCGAAGCGATGAATTCCACTTTGCTTTGCGGCTAAGTGTTACCTGTGTCATTTCTGTGCCTTTCGTCTTTGGGGGCTTTCGC